AATGAGGACGGCACCCCTGGCCTCGAGTTCAGCTACGACCACATTCATGGTCGTAAAGGGTTCCGGTGGCGTCACCCAGTACACGAGTGCCTCTACGCTTTTGGTATCGAGGAGAAGCAAGAATGGCTAGAGGGGATTGAGACACACCACCGCCCTGACTCAACAAAAAGTCGCTCGCAGTACCTCCCACTCCTGGCTCTTTCTGTTCAGGAGGACCCGCACAACGACCGTAACGCTTTCTACTACGGGCGGGAGCTCTACTTTTATGGCAGGTACATGGAGGCTGCAGAAGAGCTAAAGCGCCATTTGGAGCTGCCTACGGCCCACTGGGCACCCGAGAGGGCGGCGTCCATGCGCTTTATCGGTAAATCCCTCCCGGCGGAGGCGGAGCACTGGTTCCAGAAGGCCATTGCACAGGCCCCAGGACGCCGTGAGCCCTTCGTAGACCTCGTAAAACTTTACTATGACCGCCAAGACTGGATCAACTGCTTAAAGCACGCACAAGAGGCCCTGGCCATTGTAGAGAAGCCCTTAGAGTACCTTTGTGAGGCAGAGTCGTGGGGATTTTCTCCTTGGGACTACGCTGCGGTGGCTGCGTATAATTTAGGGCAGTATGTAAGAGCATCTGAGTATGCCGATAAGGCCTACGAGCTTAGTCCAGACGATGAGCGGCTAAAAAATAACGCGGCTCTTTGCAAAGCAAAGTTGGTAAATGAGGTAAAATAGAGGTATGCGCTTTAAACTTCTGCAGCCTCGAGAGTCCGATCCAGCTCCTAGTAATGGGATGAAACTACCATCCTGGAAGCACCGTCGTAGACTAATTTATATGTCTTATGGTCTAGGCGCGGGGATGGTTATTTTCGGGGCTTTTGTGTATTCTACCGATACTCAGGTCGCTTCTCAGATGATCATCGGGGGCGTGAGCCTTATTAGCATTATTTTGACTGCGTACACAGCGTTTGCCACAATGGACGATCGTTTCCACTACCGGGGCGATAGCAGCCCCTCCGAGGCGTTAGAATTCGAAGACGACCCTGACGGAGCGGGGTCTAAGTAGCCTTTTTTCGAGTACGACGTCTTTTAGTCTTATCTCTTTCACGACGGGCAATTCGGTCTGAGCGCATCTGCTTGTAGGCCTCAATGGCGTTAACGCTTGTTCTACTTCTCCAGCTAAAATTGCACTCGGAGCATACAACAACCTTGGCAGTTTTCCACCTACCCCCGCCGGGAACGTTTTCTATTCGAGTCTCTAACTGAAAAGGCCTTGCGTTGCAGTAGGGACAGTTTGGGTACCTACGTCTACGCGCTTCCTCTCCTTTATAGGAGACAGAAAGCGTTCTGCGGATCTCCACCTCATCCTTACCGCCCCACACACCCCAAATTTGTTTATTTTCAAGTGACCACTGAAGGCACTCAGATCTCACGGGACAACTGTAGCAAAGATTTTTGGCAGCATATTTTTCTTCAGGCTTTTTAGAAAAAAACCAGTCAACATATTTTTTGTTGGCTGGTTTAGCACATTCGGCATCTTTTTGCCATTTTAAGTTATCCGCTGGGTTCCACACAATACTATTTTACACTACAAACACCCAAAAAAGCCTTGCAAAAAGGATATGGGCGTTTCTTAAATATAGACTTTTACCCAGGTGCAGGGAAGTGCTTTTTCTACTATTTCTCCGTAAAATGTTTCCCCTTCTTCGTCACATATCAGCATTTCAATATCATCGGTCAGACTTCCCATCCAGCCCTGCTCTACTGTTGCCTCTGCAATAGCTTCAAAGCCCGCAAAAAGACTATCCACAAGGCCGTCTCTCTGCAGAGCCGATGCAAGAGCTCTTCTCACAATCTCCTGGTCAATATCAACATGCTCCGGGGTGTAGTAAAGATGTTCTTCCTCGGGCCACTCAACCCAGAGGTAGTCGCCCAGTCTTTTGTCGATCATTCATCCTCATCATCTGTCTCAGAAAAAGCCGACTCCAGCTCAGCAAGGCCAAATCCAAAATGAGAGTCTCTACTAATTAAATGATAAATCCCAGCAATAGTTACTTTTCCGCAGTAGTCACATATCTCTACCGTCCCTGTGTTGTACTTCATCGGGATCTCAACGTCCTTAAGGCGCATCATGATACTCCCATTGTCATCCATGCTGTGGGGCTCCCATGTGGAGTTTTTTGCAATCCAACATGTTTCGCATACGGGAACTGGAGACTTAACAGGTTCTGCATTCATAATATAATTTTAGCGTATTATGTTTTGCCTGGGTGTGATAGGGATGCGATTAACTCTTCTTATTGCGGTTCTTTCGGTGGGGCTGAGACCGCCCCACACTCCGTGCTCTTCATTTTTAATACCCCACTCGGCACACTCCATTTGGTGCACACATTTGTTGCAAAGACTTTTTGCTTCTTGATACGAGGTGGTACGGAGCAACTGTTCTTTGTCATCAGAGTCCCTAGCAAAAAATAGCTCTACGCCTACCTCAGCACAAAGGGGTTCTTCAAAATCCCACGGTTTACGCACTGTAGCTCCCTATTCTGTTGTTATGTAATTACGTAATAATTAATTTTTCTAGCTTTTGTGGTGCGTAGTGCGCTCCGTCTAGTACCGGCTCCCTTCCGTCACTAGATTTAATAATTACATCCCCGTAGCGAACAGCCACAACTACACCCCGCCTGCCGTTGTGGGCGGCTCCTAGGGGCCCTGTGAAGGCGTCAGACCTGACCCTAATTTGGTCAGCTACTTTAATTTGACCGGGGGTAACTTGGATCCACATCTCGTCCTCATTAACTTTGATATGTGCGTGTCCAACGGCTAGTTTAGAGAAAAGGTCGACAACAGTCACCCTATGCTCGTCACTGAGTTTGTCAAAAGTTTCAAGGTGTTCAATTAAATTAATAACAGAGTCACCAATTATTTTTCGAACTTTAGCTTCCTGGAGCTGGGACTTTACCCACTCCATGTCAAGATTGCTACTCATTATGTTTTTACTTTCCTTATAGTGAGGGGCACCATCCCGGTAGGATGATGCCCCTCTGCCACAGTGTTTAGAACGGAGGCTGCCCTGGCGTGGCAATTGGAGGTGGCGGTGGTACTGCCGCTCCGGCTGCTACGGGTGGGGCGGGGGGTGCTGCTGGGGCAGGAGCCGGTGCCGTAGCCGCTGAAGTGGCCGGGTAGTAGGCCTTCATCTCGTTACGCATCTTCCCCTGGTACTCGCTCTGACCAACCTTGGCCCGGAAGGTGCGATTGACAAGAGTGTTGGCAATCGTCTCCAGGTCGGGGTTGTTCTGCTTCAGGTAGTCAGGGGTGAGCCCAAGAGCGTTCAACTTTCCCTGAATGATGCCCATAGCCTTAGGGTTGTCTGTGGAGAACACAAGGTTGTCCCACAGAAGCCGACGCTCGTGCGACCCAGAGGCCACCTGCGTCTTCAGCTTGAGCATGTACTTACCAGTTTGCGTGGTAGCGACGTCGCAGCTCAACACCGCCAGGTCGTAGTCACCATCTGGCAACGGAGAGTAATCAGGTGCATCTGAAACATTTTCCAGAATGTGCCCGAAATTAACATTAGTACCCATTATTTTTTCCTTAGCTTCGATCTGTATTGTTGATGGATTATTCAGTTGTCTGTGCAGTAGCTTGCCTTGGCCCAAAAATGGTGTCCAGCATAACCTCAATAGAGAGCTTATCCTGTTCCACGATTGCGCCTAGTCGGCCCTGCACTCGTTCCCCGGCCTCATACTCCTTTGTTCGCTCAACGTACATGCGACGCAGTTTGTATGGAGGCTGCATGGGGTCCGGGTTCTGGAACTCCTCAATGGTGAGGGCTCCCAGAATATCGTAAAAATATGGAGCTTGAATAGCAAGCTGGCCCTGCAAGTAAGGACGGTGTGACCCGTCCTGCCCAACCCTAGACATAGCTGTCAAGACAACTGCCTCTAGTGGGTTTGTAGGGTGCATCGTCAGGTCACGAAGATCCCGCAAGAGAGAGCCCATGTGGCGCAAAAGCTCGCCCCACTGCTGCATCTTCATCTGCTCGGTTCCGGCAATGCTGTCCATTGCCTTCACCTGAAGCTCCGAGATAGAGTCAATAATCAAGCTCTTAAAGTGGTGCTTACCCGCTTGAAGCCACTGGTAGGCCTTCAGCACCGTGTCGTAGTCTCGGACTGTCACCACTACTGTGTCCCACGTGCCGTCAGCCATTGGAGGCTCTTCACGCATAGGGTCCCAGTATTTAGCAACAATAGGAAGAAAGCGGTGGCCGCCTTCTACGTCTAGCATCAGACGTGGGTACGGGGCAGTGACTGCAAAAGTAGACTTGCCAACTTTTGAATCTCCGTAGACCATTACGGTCAGTGAACGTTGTACTTGGGACATTAATCGCTTCCTTTCTTATCACCCTCGCCATAGTAGGCATAGGGGTCGGCTACATCATACATTTGTTCTATTGCGCTTTCTGAGGCGCTTCCGTCGTCTACTAAAGTACACACATTGTAGAACTGGCATTTCCACTTACAATCTCGAGTAGGACTTGGGTATGCGTTGTATGCATGACTTTCTCCTTCATCGAGGGCTTTGCGGACTCTCATCAAATCAGCAATTGTTCCGTGAAGTCTATCCCAGAACGACCTTAAAGTAAAGACGTTGTGCCGGACCTCGATCTGATCGTAGAACGGAGGCTTAGCTGCAGCGGTCCTTTTAACCTTTTTAAGTAGCGTAAAGAGGCCACCCTCAGAGCGGTTCTCTTCCCCCTCTTTAAGGATTTCCAAGGTCATGTAGGTGAGAACCTGCTCATTCATCGGAGCAAGGTTTGCAAAGTCGCTGAGAGAGCCCCCTACGGTCTTAAAATCTCTGAACATCCGGACACCGTCAATCTTGCGACGGACCCGCATATCTAGTTTACCTGTGAGCTCGACCTCACCGTTAAACAAGGGCACAGTGATAATTTCTTCAGTGGAGATAATATCTAGTTCGACGTCAATGCCGTTTTCCTCTACCCACTGCAGGTAGCCCTCAAGCATAATGTGGCCCAGCTCGGCCTCATTTTCAAGAGAAGCAACATCCTTAAACTCCGATAGCAAAGATTTCTTCTCTTCCTCGACCAATGCGCTGTGGGCCTCAAGAAGAGACTTACCCGTAGAGTAATGCTGATCCAGGGCCTCATGAATGCGTGATCCAAGAGCCAGTGCGCCAGTGCGCTGCTTCTCTTTAGGCTGGAGCCTGCGGTAGTAGGTAAACCACCAACGTCGGCGACAATCCTTAAAAGTTTGAATCTCAGAGTTTGAAAGTCTTACTGGCTGGGTCATGATGCTTTCTCGTCCTCTAGTAGGCTAATAAGTTTTTCTTTGTCTCGAACTACTTCTTCAAAATTATCTGCTTTTTTAGCAAGAACTTTGATAATACGGGATTCTATACTTTTCTCTGTGATGTAATCCGTGACTATGATTGAATCATGTATTTCTGAGCCAATCCTGTGTACTCTGTCAAGAGCTTGTTTGTAGTCTACTAAAGACCACGGACGCTGCAGCATAATGAGCCTGCGGGCCGCAGTAAGCGTAACACCCACACCCCCCGCTTGAGCTGTGAAAAGAATCCACTTAATCCTCCCGGCCTGGAAGTTATCAATAGCTTCTTGTCGCTCCATATCGTCTTGAGCCCCGGTGATCAGCCCATGCGGAATTTTTGCCTTGTCTAGCTCGGCGCTCAGAAGGTAAATAAGCTGGCGAGACA